CGTTCCCGGGCCAACGGGAACGGGAACGCGCGCGAGGGGCACATCTCGACCCAGGCGCTGATGGAGGCGATCGCCAAGGTCGCCGGCGTCAAGCCGACCGACGTGCACATCCACCTGCCCGAGACCCTGGCGGCCAGCCTCGACGTGCCCACGCCCCAGGTCACGGTGGACGTGCACGTGCCGCCGCAGCCCGCGCCCCAGGTGGACGTCCACGTCGAGGCGCCGGCGGTCACCGTGCCGACCCCGGCCGTCGTGGTCCAGGTTCCGCCGCCGGCCGAGACCGTGGACGAGATCGTCCGCGGCCAGGACGGCCAGCCCGAGAAGATCATCCGCCGGCAGAAGCGGGACGACGAGTAGGTGTCCGTCAAGCACCAGTTCGTGTCGGAGATCCCGGACGGGCCGGACGACACTCTGGTCCGGCCCTCGGACTGGAACGCCGAGCACGTGATCGAGGACGGCACGATCACCCAGGGGATGCTCGCCGCCAGCGTCCAGCAGGCGCTGCTGCCGGCGGGCACGATCCTCCAGTTCGGCGGCGCTGCTGCCCCATCGGGCTTCTTGCTCTGCGACGGCGCCTCCCTGCTGCGCGCGGACTTCCCGGCGCTGTTCTCGGCGATCGGGACCGCCTTCGGCGCGGCCGACGGCACCCACTTCAACGTCCCCGACATGCGCCAGCGGTTCGCGCGCGGCAAGGGCGCCGCCGAGGTCCTCGGGGCCACCGGCGGATCGGCGACGCACACCCACGCCGACCACGCGCAGCTCACGCACGCCGGGGCCGCGGTCGCCGATCATCCGGCCCACACCCACACGGTGACCAGCAACGTCGCCGTCGGCGATCACGCCGCCCACACCCACAACGTCACCAGCAACGTGGCGGTCGCTGACCACGCCGCCCACACCCACACGGTGACTAGCAACGTGGCGGTCGGGGACCACGCGTCCCACACCCACAACGTGACGGCCGCCGGCACCAACTCGGCGCCGACGTTCACCGGGTCGGCGATGGGCACGCACGCGCACGAGCTGCCGTTCCAGAAGGTCGCCGGCGGCACGGGCGCCCTTGGCATGCTGGCGCCCAGCATCTTCGGCACCGGTACGTCCCGGGCCCGTGAGAGCGTTTCGGCGGCGCCGACGGCCTCCACGACGTCAGCGGCCGTCGAGCTGAGCCAGGCCGTCAGCGCAGGCACCCCGGCCGGCACCGTGTCGGCGCCCACCTTCACCGGGTCCCAGGTGACCTCCGGCGGGCCCAGCGCGACCCTGTCCCACTCCGTCACCAACAACCAGGTCACGAGCGGGAACCCCAGCGCCACGCTATCGCACGGCGTCACCAACAACCAGGTCACGAGCGGCAATCCCAGTGCCACGCTGTCGCACGGCGTCACGAACAACCAGGTGACCAGCGGCAACCCGAGCGCGACGCTCTCGCACAGCGTCACGCAGCCGGACGCGCACACGATCTCGTCGCACGACTCGCCCAACCATGAGCCGCCGCACGTGTTGGTGAATTACATCATCAAAATCTGATGTTCCAGGCACCGCCGTTTCAAGAGGGTGCGTTCTCCGGCCCGCAGGCCCTGGCCAGCGGCGCCGCCGCGCCCGCATTCCAGTCGGGGGCCTTCCAGGCGGCGATCGTCGGGAGGGCGGTCGAGCATGCGTTCCAGGCCGAGCCCGGTATCGAGGAGGAGGCCGCCGACAACGATCTGCAGGACGGGCCCTGGACGCCTACCGACTTCCGGCGCGGGTATACCGACTTGGTGCTGGGCCGCCAGCGGTCCGAGCGCGCGGAAGGCCTGGCGTTCCTGCTGAGGCGACCGTGACCGACCGCGTCTCCCGCCGAGTCCCGCGCGCGCGCCTCCGGGCCGTGGCCCGCGTCTTCCGTCAGCAGGACACGCTCGAAGGACTGGCGCTGCGCGAGCAGCTCGACCTGCTGGCCACGCTCCGGCGCAACGTGCTGGCCGAGCTGGCCGAGGCCTCCGGCTTCCGCATGTTCCACCTCTCCAACATCCTCAACGCGATCGACCAGGAAATCGTGCGCGGCCGCGCCCAGGCCCAGCGCCTGGCCGCCGGATCCACGGAACGAACCTTCCGTCTCGGCAGCTCGCTGCTGGACCAGATGCTGGGCAGGACGGCCTTCCAGCCGAACCTGACCGGGCTGTCGCCGGAGCTGCTGCAGGCGGCGATCGACGTGACCAACGACCAGGTCCGCAGCATCTGGTCGGAGCTGGGCAGCGGCCTCAAGAGCAGCGTTCGGCGCGCGGCGCTGGGCGTCAGGGATCCGCAGACCGCGATGGCCGAGGTGGCCAAGATGCTGCGCACGGCGCGCCCGTTCACCAACGCCGAGGCCGCGGCGGAGCGGATCATCCGCACCGAGGTCGGGCGCACGTTCTCCATGGCCAGCCAGCGCCGCCTGGAGGACTCGAAGCGGTCGCTGGGCGACGGGCTCAAGAAGTACTGGCTGGACGCCGGCGACAGGCGCGTGCGCGAGACGCATCGAGACGCCGGGCTCGAGTACGGGCCGGGCGGCTCCACCGGCCCGATCGACGTGGACGAGGCCTACATCGTCGGCGGCCACAGCCTGATGTTCCCGCGCGACCCGCGCGGCCCGGCCGAGGAAACCATCAACTGCCGGTGCGTGAGCGTGCCGTACGTGGAAGACGTGCTCGTCGCCGCGCGCGCGGCCTGAAGGAGGAGCCAATGGGACGACGTGACCGCGACAAGAAGCCCGAGCCGCAGGACGCGCCCACGCCCAAGGAGCAGACCCGTGGACCAGCAGCCACCGAGAGGCCCGACGCCCGAGATGGAGCGCGCGTTCGAGGAGCGAATGAAGCGGCTGGCGGAGAAGCCGCCGGAGCCGCCGCGCCCGATCCCGGTCCTGAGGCCGGAGTCGAAGATCGGGTTCCGGCCGTAGACCCAGAGGAGCCGGTCTCGCCAACTCCGTTCGAGGACGGCAGCGGGTTCCCGCCGCCGGTGCTGGACCCGATGGCCCCCGGCGAGCCCTTCGAGTCGGCCGAGGACTTGTCCGACCTTCCCGAAGCGCTGCAGATGGCGATCGTGGCCTTCGACCTGAAGCGCGCCCATGTTCTGGATCACCGCCTCACGGACGACGGCGTCGTGGTGGTCACCCGCGGCGGGCGGAAACTCACCTGGCCGGGCGACGAGGCCAAGGCGGCCGCGCTCACGCCGCAGGACAAGGGAGAGCCGGGCCGCGACTTCCCGCCGGCAAACCTGTTCGGGAAGCGGGGCTGAGACCGCGGGCATGGCCATGGACCGGCTGATGGAGCGGCTGCGCCGGGGCAACGGGCCACCGCTCCGCGTGTCCGAGGTCGCTGAGCTGACCGGGTTCTCGACCCGGAAGCTGCAGCGCCTCATGGACAGCGAGGCCCTGGACTTCGTCCGGCTCCAGGAGTGCGGCGAGCGGCGGATCCCGGTACGAGAGGCCGTTCGCATCGCGCGCGAGCTGCGCATCCTCGACTAAAACGGCGACAAGCGCGACAAGCGCGACAAGTAACCGCAGCGCTCTTCCCTTCCGGTGGCGCGCGCGCGCACCCTGCGCGCGTGAAGGTCAAGGAAGCGCGGTCCTTCGAAGCCCTCTGCGAAGCCATCCACGAGATCCTGCGCAGCCGCCTCGGGTCGCCGTGGGCCGACGGCCGCACGCAGTGGCGCGTGGTGGCCACGTTCCCCGACGAGGTCCTGGTCCAGCGCGGCATGGCGCTGGAGAGCTACCCGATCGCCCAGTCGGCAAAGGACGTCCAGCTTGGCGAACCCAAGAGCGGGGATCTGGTCCTCCGGGCTCTGACCGAGGCGACCGGCGGCACCATCCTCGGGCCGGTGATCGAGGAGGGCGACCCCGAGAAGCCCGGCTCTCGCTGGCTGGTGGCCGCCGTGGTGGAGGGCCTGAGCAAGAACCGGACGTTCTACCCGGCCGAGGTCCTGCGCGAAGCCGCCCCGCTCTACGAGGGCGCCAAGGTCTTCTGGAACCACGCCAAGCAGGACGCGGCCTTCCGTGACCCGCGCGACCTGGCCGGCTTCCTGAAGAACGCGCGCTTCGGCGCCCTGGCCGCCGAGGACTCCAAGGCCCCCGGGCGCGCCATGGTCATGGCCGTCCTGCACGTCATCGCGCCCGAGCTGCGCGAGAAGCTGATCGAGTCCTTCGAGGCCGGCAAGCCCGACCTCCTGGGCCTGTCCCACACCGCGGCCTGCGAGGCCGAGCGCGTGCGTTTGCACGACGGACCGGCCACCCGCGTCAAGGCCATCAAGGCCGTCGAGTCCGTGGACGTCGTCTCGTTTCCTTCCGCCGGCGGCCGCGTGATGCGGCTCGTCGCCGGCCTCACGTCTCCGGTCGCAGTGACCGAGGAGGACCTGCAGATGCTGGACCAGAAGATCGCCCGGCTGAAGGAGGCGCGTCCCGACCTCCACGCCAAGCTGCCGGCCGAGCCGACCGAGGCCGACGTGGACAGGCTGCTGATGGAGGCGCTCACCGCCCCGGCGCCTCCCGCGGCCCCGCCCGCGGCGCCGGCGGGCGGCAACGACGCCGTGCGCCTGGCCCTGGCGCTGCTGGGCGCCGCGCAGCCCGCGCAGGCCGCCGCCGCGCCGGCCGCGACCCAGATGCTGAGCGAGGCCGATCGGCGCACGCTCCACGAGGCCAAGATCGACCGGTTCATGAAGGGCCGGACGCTGCCCCAGAGCTTCGCCGACACGCTGCGCGAGAGCCTCTACTCGCGCGTGGGCCTCTCCGACGCCGAGATCTCGGCCGAGGTGGAGCGCACCGTGAAGCTGGCCGCCCGGGTGACCGAGTCCCGCAAGCCCTTCGGCACCGGCCTGGGCATGTCGCTCGAGGTCGGGTCGGACGTGGCCGACAAGATCCTGGAGGGCGTGGACGGCTTCTTCATGGCCGGCGCCAGCGAGCGCGTCCGGGCCGAGTACAAGAAGCTGACCGGCCACGACGCCCCGCGGGACGGGTACCACTCGATCCGGCGGCTGTACGAGGACGTCACGGGCGACCGCGACGTCACCGGCTACATGCGCGAGTCCGCGCAGCTCCGCCGGTTCGAGCGGATCCTGGAGTCCATCCAGACCGGGACGTTCACCAACCTGCTCGGCGACTCGGTGACGCGGCGCATGCTCTCCGAGTACCGCGCCACCGACTACTCGAACCGGTGGCGGCGGGTCTGCAGCCGCGTCGGCGGCATCAACGACTTCCGCACCCAGGAGCGGCTGCGCTGGGGGTCCTTCGCGGACCTCTCCATCGTCAGCCAGCTCCAGCCGTACCCCGAGATGGCCAACCCCACGGACGAGAAGATCAGCTACGCCGCCAGCAAGCGCGGCGGGATCGTCTCGATCAGCCGGGAGGCCATCAAGAACGACGACGTGGGCTTCGTCCAGGAGCTGCCGCAGAAGATCGCGCTGGCCGCCGCGCGCACGCTCCACAAGTTCGTGTTCGACCTCATCATCACGAACCCCACCCTGGACGACACCGTGGCGCTCTTCTTCGCGTCCACGGCGCGCGGGTTCTCGGCGGCCGGCAACATCCAGACCGCGGCGCTGTCCACGACCACGGTCAACGTCGCCCGCCAGCGCCTGCTGCGCGTCAAGGACCGCGACAACAACACCGTCCTGGGCCTGTCGCCCAAGATCCTGATCGTGCCGCCGGAGCTGGAGGAGATCGGCATCCGGCTGACCACGATCCCGGTCTACCCGGTGAGCGGCCAGAACGCCACCGAGCCCAACATCGTGGCCCAGAAGTACGGGCTCAACGAGCTGATCGTCCTGGAGACGATGAGCGACCTCAACGACTACTTCATCCTGGCCGACCCCACCCTGGTCAACACCATCGAGATCGGCTTCATCGACAACCAGCAGGAGCCGGCGCTCTTCGTCCAGAACCGCGAGGACACGGGCTCGGTCTTCTCGGCCGACAAGCTGTCCTGGAAGGTGCGCCACGAGTACGGCGGCGACGTCATGGACTGGCGCGGCATGCAGGGCGGGATCGTCCCCTAGTGGGGAGCTGAACCAGGGGGCGCCTCCGGGCGCCCCCGCTTCGAGACGAGGAGAAACAGATGCCCGGACGCAGGGAGAGCGCGGAGAACACGGAGCGGGTCAGCTTCACCCAGCACGCCGCCGCCACGGCGACCGAGGAGCGCGGGGTGTTCTCCGCTCCGTGCGCGCTGCGCGTGCGCCAGATCCAGCTCTCGTCCGACGTCGCCATCACGGGCGACCCCACGAACAGCACGACGATCAGCTTCCGGAACAAGGCGCTGGTCGGAGTCGGCACCACCACCGTCGCCACGCTCGTCGTGACGACCGGCGTCAACTTCACGGCCTTCGACCCCAAGGACATCCCGATCACCGGCAGCACCTTCACCATGGCCGAGGGCGAACAGCTCAACGTCGAGTTCGTGAAGGTCGGCACCGGTCTGAACGTCGGCGCGGGCTTCATCTCCATCACCTGGGAGCCGCTGTAGCAGCGGCCGGACTGGCCCGAATATATGGGGGGAGCAGCCAAGCCGAAGCACTTCACGGCGACCGGCGACATCAGCGCCGGTCCCGCCGTGCTGTGGGGCTTCGTGCTCACCCCCGCGGCGGCCGCCGCCACCGCCGTGATCCGGGAGAACGGGTCTGGCGGCACGATCGTCATGTCCCTGCAGGCGGGGGCGAACGGCAACTCCTGCGTCGTAGCCTTCGCTTCCCCGATGACGATCATGGACCCGCACGTCACCCTGGGCGGGGCGGGGGTTCTCTTCTCCGCCCTGATGTAGGTGGCCACCGATGGCCGCCAACATCACTGAGATCCGGGCCAAGGTCAGCGCCCGCATCAAGGACACCGCAGCCAGGCTGAGCACCACCCCCGACATGACGTGCGACGTCGACCGCGCCATCCTGGACGCGCTCGCGTTGTACGAGAAGGCCCGGCCGCTCTCGAAGACCCTGAAGCTCGACGGCGACGGCGGCTTCGACTACGCGGTGTCGAGCCTCACCGGGTTCGTGGACGGCTTCTCCGTGGTGGTGGACGTCGTCTACCCCTACCTGGCCACGGACCAGATCCTCTCGAAGCTGGAGCGCGAGGAGTGGGGTCTCGTCAGGCTGGACACCGGCCTCAAGCTCCGCTTCTTCCTGGCGCGCCCGGCGGCCACCGAGGACTTCCTGGCCCTGTTCACGACGCCGCACACCCTCAACGCCGCCACCAGCACCGTGGCCTCCTCCGACGACGAGGCCCTGGCGGACCTGGGCGCGGCCTTCGCGCACGACCAGCTCGCCTCGCTCTACGCCCAGGACACCGACAGCACGATCACGGCGGACGCCGTGGACCGCCGGGCGAAGAGCGAGAACCACCGGGCCCAAGCGGCCAGCTACCGGAAGAGCTACGCCGAGAAGATGCAGATCGGGACCTCGCAGCAGGCCGCCTTCGCCGTGGCCGAGATGGACCGCGCCTTCAGCAACGAGGTCGCCTCCGACTACTTCTTCCACGGGCGCAGGCGGTTCTGACCATGGACCTCTCGATCACCATGGAGGTCCCGGACACCGCGCTCTTCCGAGGCGAAGGCGCGCGCGTGGTCGGCGAGGAGATGGTCAAGGCCACCGAGCGCGGCGTCATGCTGCTGGCCGGCGCCGTGATCCCGGCGACGCCCATCAACCTCGGCCACCTGCGGGCCGGCTGGCAGACGAAGGTCGACCTGATGGGCACCCCGGCGGACGGGATCGTCTTCGGTCGGGCCTTCAACCCCATGGGCTACGCGCTGCCAGTGGAGACCGGGGCGCGCCCGCACTGGCCGCCGATCGACGCGCTGGTGGAGTGGGCGCGGCGGAAGTTCTCCGCCAGCGAGAAGGAGGCGCGCGCGATCGGCTACCTGGTGGCGCGCAAGATCGCGATGCGCGGGACCAAGGGCGTGTTCATGGCCGAGCGGGCCATGGCCGCGACGCGCGAGCGGATCATCGCCGGCTACAAGGCCGCGCTGGCCCGCGCGGTGCAGCGCCTCGGGGGCCGGGGGTGAGCCTCGGCACCATCCGCACCGCTCTGGCCGCCAAGGTGCAGGCCGTGACCGGCATCGTCGGCGTCGCACCGGTCTACGACTACTGGCGCCACGTCACCAGCGAGAAGGAGATCAACGACCTGCTCAAAGGCGGCAGCCAGGGGCGGCTGCACTTCTGGTGCGTGAGCCCGGCGCAGTCGGATCCGCTCACGATCGACAACATGGGCGGCTGCGACCAGGCCGACCCCTGGCGCTTCGACATCCGAGGCTACTACGCGCTCCTCGACGCCGACGCCAGCGAGAAGGCCTTCCTGACGATCGTCGAGGCCGTCATCGAGGCGTTCCGGGTCGACAAGAACCTGGGCGGCACCGTGATCTCGAACTGGCCGGTGCAGTGGCCCGAGAACGTGCACGTCATGCTGGCCGGCGTCCTCTGCCACCACGCCCGGATCAGCGTTCCCGTGCGGGCGATGCTCCCGTGACGGAGGTGAGCGCGTGTGCTGCGGCAACCCGGACGAACCGGGCCGGTACGACGAGCTGGCGGCCGAGGGCCGCCGGGAGGGGTTGATGGCGAGGGCGTTCACCACCGTTCCGGGCTCCGTGCTCCGCATCGGCGATCACGGCGAGGCCAGCAACGACGTCCCCTGCGAGGTGCCCGAAGAGGTCGCGCAGGAGCTGGAGACCACGATGCCGAACGAGTTCCGCATCGAGCGCGGCGAGCCCAAGGCGGCGCCGAAGCTCACGGCCGAGGAGCTGAAGAAGGCCTCGGCGGGCAAGGGAAAGGAGTAGAGCGCCATGGCTGGCCCCTTCGTCCAGACCGACTTCGAGCACGCTCTCCAGCTCGAGGGCACGTTCAACACGGCCCCC